TCGTGTCGAGAGCAAAAACCTTTTCGGTCATTAGAACGTACCCCCAAGTACACCGCCACTGAATGTGCCAGTGCCCACCACCGAGATACCAGAGGCGGAGACGGTAAGGCGCTTGTTGCCCAAGATGGAGATGTCGAACTCACCAGACCCTGCGCGGTAGATACCAGTTGTGGTCTCGTTGGCAAAGTTGATCGCAGGCGAACCCACAGAGCCGTCAACGATCGACAACGAGGTCGCACCAGCCAACACGGTGTTGGCGTTCAAAAGGTTCACCGAGTCGCAAATCAGCGTGGCTTGGTTGCCGGCGGTAATAATCGCCGCCGCAGCGCCAGTGATGCCTGTGGTCAAGGTGACGGTGTAGTTGCTCACCGTGCCGTCGGTTTGGTTCGACACATAGTAGACCTGCACCGACTGAGGCACGATCACGGTGACGTTGCCAGTCAGCGTGCCAGTGAACTTCAAGATCACGTTGGACGCCTCGGTCGATGTCAGGGTGTAAGTGCCAGAGGTGACGGGCTTGGTCAACTGGGTGAAGTTGAACTGGGTGTTCTTACCCAAACCGACAGAGTAGAAGGCTGTGCCAGAGCAGACCACGATACAAGAATCGCTAGCCTGCAAAATCACGGAGGCGGAGCCGTCGAACAGGTCTGGGCTTGTGGTGGCCACGGTCAAAGTGCCAGTGCCGCCGTTGCGCAGCATGAAGAACCAGTTGTCGCCAAGCGTTGGCGCATCATCCAAAGTCAGCGTGCCAGCGCCGCCAGTCCAAACGTAGGTCTGGGCACGGAAGGTGGCGTCAGCGGTAGTGTCGGACGAGAAGGTGTTGACTGGCGAGCTTTGGTTCAGCGTGTTGCTGATGGCCAACAGGCCGTAGCCTGCCAATGTGCCAGCGTCCGCAGCCGAAGCGCCTGCGCCGAAGGCGATCACACCCCAAGTGCCAGACTCGTCTGGGTTCTCGGTGATGTAGATGTACTTGGCAGTGCCTGCAGCCACGGTGGTGATGACGGTGACGCCATCAAAGTCCTTAACCGTGAAGGTGTTGGCGCCAACGTTGCGGATCAGGGCGTCTTGGCCAACCGATGCTTGGTTTGCAGGCGGCATGTAGAGCGACAGGCCAGTCGTGGTGGCCGTGACGTCCATGATGCGAGCTGCGTAGTCGTCAGTGGCGTTACCGTTGATTGGCCATGACAACTGAGTGTTGGCCGACAGGGTGATGTCGCGGAACGACACATCCGTTGGTTGGATGACGTTTGCGGTAAAGGGTGAGTTGTAGCTCATTTGAGTTTTCCTTAGCTGTCAATCGCCACAGCTTGACGATCACCAACGCGTGATTGGTCTTCGGCTTTGAGTGTTGCCATGATGAGGTCGTACTGCTGCTGCCACATTGCGATGCGTGCATCGTTCTTCAAGAACGGCATGGCTTGCAGCAAGGCGCCATACAACAGGGCCTGCGGTGCATAGGTGGTGAACCAATTGGTTTGGTTGCTGCTGTCCAGCGGCTGCACGCGCTCGTAGTAGAGCACCTCGAAGTTGTAGTCGTCAGCAGGCGTGGGGGCCACGAGCCAATGGGTGTAGTCGTAGTCGCAGTAGAACTTTGGCACATCGGTGTCGGTGGCGTCTGGCCAATACTCGCGGAGGTATTCGTACTTGCGCAGCAACACGGGCTGACGTTGGCCAGCCACGGTGATGTTCATGGAGACTGTTTTGTGCCAACGCGCAGGCTTGTCAATGATCGACTGAGTGGCGACCATGTTGCTGGTGTTGACCGTGAGGTTACCCAAGAACTTGATCTGGCTGGCGATGATCTGCTCGGCCAGCATGATGAAGGTTGGAATTTTGGCCAGTGTTGCAGCGTCTGTTCGTTCGAGATACGAAGAGATGTCCGCCACTAGCGAGTCATACGTCATAACGGCTGCTGTCGTCATAGAACCGCCTTTGTGAATTCAGGATTGTTTTGACGCCGCTTTTTGCAAACAGCCATTTTCTGCATTTTAGACTCCAGTCAGGATAAAGACAATCAGGCTCGACAGACGTCAATGCACCCATCGTATAGGGCTTCGCGCTGAGGAAGACCTATTTTGCCGCCGTTGATCACCACGGTCATGCCCTCGATGTCCTCTTTGTCGGCAAATTTGCTGAGGTTGTTGGTCTTCCAAAACCACGCCGCCGAGCGGACAGCGTATTCAGGCTCCAACAGCTTCTCTGGGTGGGCCACAAAGTCCACGCCCAAGGCTTCCCCGCAGCGTCTGTGATTGTCCTTGCCAGTGAGCTGCTTGACGCCCATTCCGCGGTGCGCCCAGCCGTCGCCAGACTCGATCGTGCCGTTGCCCATACGGTTCGAGTACACGGCGTTGGCGATGGACTCAGGCTTGCGGTGCAGGGCCTTGGCGAAGGCGTTGGGAATGTTCTTGCCCTTCTCGTCCTTCTTGGCGCGGGTCTTGCCGGGCCGATTCGGATCAGGCTCTTGCACGGCAAAGCGAGGTGGCCACACCGCCGCCATGGTGACGTCGGAGTAGTTGAGGTTCTCCTCAAGCATGGTGTAACCAGCCGACTCATGCGATGTCTGGGCAAGGAAGGCGGCGATTCGCTCAGGGGTGTCAATCGAAAACTCAGCACAGGCGTTGCGTACATGATCAACCCATTTTTCAGGGTTTTTGATCTTGGCCGCCTTGAGCATGTCTAAGGTGACGTTCATTTTTTGTCCTTGTTGCGAGAGCCTTGGCTAGAGCCGAGCAAGAAAGCGAACATGCCAGTGATGACCGTACCGAGCACATAACCCAAGATCGTGTCAGCAAAGCGTGTGTTGTTCTCTGGGATGGGAACCCAGATCAAGCATGGGATGAAGATCACGGAGAAGGTCGACCACAAGCCGATGAAGTAGTACAGGAAGCGACGCACAAAGGGGTCATCCGACTCCATGGCCTTCAATTGCATGTCGGTGGCACGCTGGCGCGACTTCTCGTCCAACTCGGCCATGAACTCTTCATGCTTGGCGGCTTCAGCGTTCCACTTCTCATAGTCCTCTTTGGTGGCTTCGTGCTCAGGCTTGAGGGTGATGCCCATCTTGTCCTGCACATAGTCGACACCTTTCTCGATCACGGCGTCTGCCACCTTGGGCATGTTGTTGGCCAACAGACCAGAAACAATCGACATAACGGCTGGCAACATATCAAACTCCTAAAGCGATGGCAAACAAAACAACACCTGACGAGCCAACGGCCACGGCAGAGTAAAACAGGGGCATGGAGACCGCTAGGATCGCCGCAGTGGACAAAACGAGGCCCAACTGCATCAGCATGGCTGAGTAGGTGTAGTAGGGTGATTTGGCGCTCAGAGCGGCCTGCTCGGCCTCTAGGGCGGTCGCCTTGGCCTTGATGCCATCCATGTCATCTTGCATGCGCTGCGCCTCGCTGTGATAGTGCTGGGCGAGCTTCTTGTCGTCAACGAGGTCGGCAGTGGTCTTGTAGATGGCTGCGCGGACGTTCTTGGCCTGATACCAAGCCCATTGGTTGTTGGCCGCGATGATGTCTTTCATGATGCGACCAGAGTTCGAGTCTTTGAAAAAGCTGTTGACGGCCACAAGGGCGGCCAAGATGATCAAAAGAATGGCAGCGCGACGCTTGATGATGATCTCAAGCTCACTCCTCGTCAGTGGTTTTTTTTCTTCGCTCATTCTTTTTCTCCTTCTCAAGTTGTTCTACACGTTGCAAGATGATCTCAGCCTTGCGCACGCGCTTGTCTGCGTAGATGGCCGCCGAGATAGAGAATCCTAGCAGCACCACGACTCTGGGTTACGACTACAGCGGCAACAGCAACAATTGGACAGCCAACAACATCTCGTTGACTGCTGGGGTGACCTACGACTCAATGTTGGACGTTCCAACGCCTTGGATTGGCTACAACACCGATGGCGGTGTGTCGGTGGCTCGTGGCCACTACTGCACAGCCAAGCCACTGCAAAAGTACAGCAACAACTTTGCCATCACTAACTGTAATTTGACGTTCAGTGATGCAACATCTGGGAGCGTCACT